CGTGTCTCCAATCCATCGAACCAATACAACATGGAAACAGCGGAGAACCTTATACAAAAACTCATTAGTTGGAAACATTGGTCGCCACTCGAAATGGCAAGTGCAACACTCGAGATTGAAACAACGAGAGATATCGCAAGGCAAATCCTTCGACATCGCTCTTTTTCTTTCCAAGAGTTTAGTCAGCGTTACGCTAATCCTGTTGATGAGCTCGCTTTTGTTGTAAGAGAAGCACGTCTTCAAGATACTAAGAATCGTCAAAACAGCATCGATGCTGCTTCAGAAGAAATTAAAAGAATGTGGAAGCTCAAACAAGAACAAATTATTCATGAAGCAAAAATTGCTTATAAGTGGGCTATAGATAATGGAATTGCAAAGGAACAGGCACGTTCTGTGCTCCCAGAAGGAAACACAGTATCTCGCTTGTATATGAACGGAACGCTACGTTCGTGGATCCACTATATAGAGTTGAGAACCGGAAACGGAACACAAAGAGAGCATATGGAAGTTGCAAGGGAAATAGGTTACGCTATTGCCAACATTTTCCCTATTGCAGAACAATTTATTCATAAGAAGAAAGAGGTTTAAATGTTAAAGATAGTCCCAACACAAAAAGATAAAGATACAAGAGCGATGATGTCCCAAACAAAGTTTTATGAGGGATATTCTCGATGGGACGATGCAAAGAATAGATATGAGACGTGGGAAGAGTCAGTAACACGTGTTATGAATATGCACCGTAGTTACTACAAAAATAAAATGACTCCAAAACTCGCTCTACTAATTGATGAAGCAGAACATCTTTATAAGCTACAGTATGCTCTTGGTGCTCAACGTGCACTTCAATTTGGGGGCGATCAGCTACTCAAGCATCAGATGAGAATGTATAATTGTACATCAACATATGCTGATCGTCCTCGTTTCTTCTCAGAACTTTTCTATGTTCTTCTTTGTGGTGCTGGTGCGGGTTTTTCTGTCCAAAAGCATCATGTTGCAAAACTTCCGGCTATCCAAGAGCGTAAGAAGCAAGCTAAAGGTTGGGTAATCGAAGATTCTATTGAGGGATGGGCTGATGCCCTCGGAGTTCTTCTTTCGTCGTTCTTTGTTGGTGGAGGTCAATTTCCAGAGTTTGAAGGCCGCAAGATTTATTTTGACTTGTCGCTTATTCGACCAAAGGGCGCATTGATTTCTGGTGGATTTAAAGCACCTGGACCTGAGCCTCTTCGTCGTTCGCTCGATAAGATTGAATACCTCATTCAAGGGCGTATTCTACGCGGAGAAACGCGCCTTAGACCGGTCGATGTGTATGATATAGCTATGCATGCTGCAGATGCAGTACTCGCCGGGGGAGTCCGCCGCTCAGCGACGATATGCCTATTCTCTGCAGACGATCAAGAAATGATTGATGCAAAAACAGGCAATTGGTTTATTGATAATCCTCAGCGTGGTCGTTCAAATAACAGCGCTGTAATTGTTCGTGATGAGATCACAAGAGAACAATTTAAATCGATTATGCAGTCAATTAAAGAGTTTGGTGAGCCAGGATTCTATTTTGTAGAAGACAAGGATTTCACAACAAATCCATGCGTTGAGATTGGAATGTATCCTCAGATTGATGGAAAGTCTGGCTGGCAGGGGTGTAACCTCACAGAGATCAATGGATCTAGGTGTACAAGCAAAGAAGAATTCTTCAAGGCTTGTCGCGCAGCATCGATTATGGGAACACTACAAGCTGGATACACCGACTTTAGATATCTCGACAAGACATCAAAAGAAATCTTTGATCGTGAAGCACTTCTCGGTGTTTCTGTCACAGGTTGGATGAACAATCCAGAAGTTCTTCTCGATGCTGATGTTCAGCGTCAAGGTGCTGAGATTGTTAATCAGGTCAATGAAGAGGTTGCAAACCTTATTGGTATCAATCCAGCAGCTCGTACAACTTGTGTTAAGCCTTCTGGCAATGCATCTGTTCTTCTTCAGACGTCTTCAGGAATCCATGCAGAGCATTCACCTCGCTACATCCGTCACGTTCAGCTAAACAAAGACTCGGAAGTTGCACAGTTGCTTCTTGAAAGCAATCCTTACATGGTTGAAGAATCTGTGTGGTCAAACAACAAGACTGACTATTGTGTAGGATTCCCTGTCATCTCTCCTGCAGGATCGCTCTATCGTGAAGATCTATATGGAGTCAATCTTCTCGAGAAGGTCAAGCTCGTTCAGCAAAACTGGGTAGAAGCAGGAACGCGTCCAGAGCGTTGTGCCGATCCTCGTGTTCGTCATAATGTGTCTAACACTGTCACTGTAATGCCTCATCAGTGGTCTCAGGTCGAAGACTATGTCTACGACAACCGTAAGTTCTTTGCAGGAATCTCATTCCTTGCTGGATCAGGAGACAAAGACTTTGCTCAAGCACCCAACACAGAAGTTTTGACAGAAGATGAGATTGTTGCAAAGTACGGAAAGGCAGCATTGTTTGCTTCTGGCCTGATTGTCGACACTCGCAAGGCAGGATTCCGTGATCTTTGGGAAGCAACTTCTATTGCACAAATGATTGATGACTATCGTGGGGAAATGTCCGATCTTAACAAAGAATGGATTCGTAGATACAAGAAATTTGCAGAAAATTATTTTGAAAATGATTTGAAAAAAACTGAATATTGTCTAAAAGATGTTTATCTTCTCCATAAGTGGACTAAAATCCAACAAAATCTAAAGCCAGTAGATTTTATTTCTCAGCTTGGAGAGAAAAGATATACTGAGATAGATACAATGGGAGCAATTGCTTGTGCAGGAGGAGCTTGCGAGATATGAGCGTATCACCAACAATAGTATGGTCTAAACCCAACTGCCCGGGATGCATAGAAGCTAAGCGTATGCTTGCAATGAAAAATATTCCTTACGAAGAACGAATGATAGGTAATCAATGGACGCGTGAGCAACTTCTTGAAGAACTTCCTACAGCAAGAAGTGTTCCACAAATTATTCTTCATGGGTCATACGTTGGAGGATTAAATGAACTTAAAAATTACTTTGAAAACCACAACATGTGGTTATCAGAATAGGAGACAAAAATGGACTTAAAATCAAAATCTTTTAGTTGTGATGAATGTGGTTCTGAGTATTCAATTCATTACGATGAAGAAGAAATATTAAATGACCCTGAATTCTGTCCCTTTTGTGGAAGTTCATTGGAAGAATATCTTGACCTAAATCAAAGTGATATGTTTTATAACGATGATTGATTATCAAATAAAAAATATTTTATCTCCACAAGAAATAAAATATTGCAATGAATATTTTGAGAAGAGTGATAAGGAATATTACGATGTCTGGCACAACGTTGTAAATGTTAATAAAGTTGAAATAGACTTGTCAGATATTGGAATGAAACACATTTCCAACAAACTTCTATTTAATAATTTTCGTATTCGAGCATTTTATATGCTCGAATATCTTCAAGATTCTTTTACTCAAATTCATACAGATAATGATTCCAATGCTACATCAGTTACGTTATTTGATGCATCTGAAGATCTGGTCGGAGGAAACATTATCCTTTTAGACAGCATCAAAGAAAAACGCTGTATTCTTTCGCTTTCCTCAAAACTTGGAGAAACATTTATCTACAACGGTTCGATAATTCACGGAGTAAGCAAAATATTGTCGGGAAGAAGAAGAGTTATGATAATGTGGTATAAGCCTTGACTTGGTATTACAAAGGCAATGAAATAACAAGTGAAGATTTGATAGAAACAGGTTGCATTGGCTTTGTTTATTTAATTACCGACTTGCTTAATAACAAAAAATATGTTGGAAAAAAGCTATTTCGTACAACTAAAAAACTACCTCCTCTTAAAGGCAAAACAAGAAAAAGGTCAAAAATTGTAGAAACTGATTGGATGGAATATTACGGTTCGTCCGATGAAGTAAAGCAATTGGTAGAACAGTTTGGTGGAATTCGATTTAAAAGAGATATAATACATCTTTGTAAAACTAAAGGTGAAATGAGTTACTTGGAGGCTAAAGAGCAGTTCGATCGCGAAGTTTTATTTGATGATCAATATTATAATGAATTTATTAGTGTTAAAATTCATTCAAAGCATGTAAGTGGATTAAAAATTGATAGTGAACGAGAAAGAAACACCCGAAGGTCAAACAATCCATCCACCTTGTAAAAGGTCCTATACTGTTGGTGTAATGAACTTTCAATATACAGCTCCTAGCTGTCAGTTAGTTAAGTTTGAAGATTGTACAGCTCTTAGTGGAAGTTGGGAACATGGTCTTGCTGGCATAATTCAAGAAGATAATTTTTATCATTCGAGATTTACTAAAGATGCAGTTAATTTTCGAAGCAAAAGTCCATTCTGGAAATTAGCTCAGGGGCAATTTAACATTGACATAGAGGGTGCTGATGTTCACCAAGTAGATCAAGCTATTTCTTGGTTTAACATAGGTCAATATTGGCATTGGTTTCTTGAAGATCTTCCTTTAATTGAAGCTTTTAGAACAATACCTGACGTACCAATCTATACAAACTATCTAACTCAATTTCAACTAGATAGCCTATCTTATTTTCCAGATATTGTTGATCGTTTGCGTCAAATCAATACTCCTGCCATCCTTAAAGCAAAAACAATCTATGTTGCAACTTACCCTGCAATTTCATACAGAGGTAAGGCAGCAAAGTGGGCATCCCATTTCTTAAGAGATAACTTGAAACCATCCAATCAGTCTAGCCATAAAAGAATTTACATATCAAGAAATGATGCGGTCGCTCGAAACGTCAAAAATGAGCACAGCGTTTTAGAGATGCTAACAAAAAGATATGGTTTTACTCCAATCAATATTGATAGAGAAACTAGTATGTCTAGAATGTCTCTAGAACAAAAAATAAATCTTTTTGCTGGTGCTGATATAGTTGTAAGCCCTACAGGAGCAGGCCTTACTCATGTTCACGCAATGAACAAGGGTACGAATGTAATAGATTTTAATCACAAATTTGAAATTAACGAAGAGTGTGGATGGAATAATATTGGAGATGCAGTAGGCTTAAACTGGAATACATTCGGTGCCACTACACTAGAAATGCCTGTTGAACGTCCTAAGCCTAAAAACTCACACATGTATGTTGACATTAATGTCCTTGAGAAAGTACTCGACAATGCAATTAATACAGCAGCTTAAGGGACATAGTGGTGCCAATGTAGTACTAGTTGAAGACAACAATGTTTATAAAGTGATAAAGACCAACTTTTCCAAAGCAATAGAAAGTGCATATATTTTAGAGCACCTCCCCTTTCCAACACCTGAGATCTATCACGTTGAGCATAATAAACTTGAAATGGAATACATTCAAGGACAAGATATGAAAACGTATTTGGAGAATGCATCATATTCAGAAATAAACAAGCTGACTGATTTTATCTGCAACTATATTGATTATTGCATTTTTGAATCTACAGACTATAATTTCAGTTTAGAAATTAAAGAAAAACTTGACAGTTTATCTAAGCACATAGACGTTAAAAAAGTTACTCCAACTAGTTCTGTATTTCCTAGATCTCTAATTC